AACAATGAACCTAACAGGAAAACTTACCCGAATCCTTCCGCTTGAAAACGGAACATCCAAAGCCGGCAAAGACTGGCAGAAACAATCGTTCGTATTGGAATACCAAGACGGCAACTACTCCAAGCTCGCCTGCATCCAGGTGAAAAACGAAATGATGATCTCACTGCTTAAACAGTTCAAAATCGGTGACACCCTATCATGCGAAGTTAAGATTGAAGCACGCGAATGGCAGGACAGATTCTATACGGATGTGATAGCTTGGAGAATATCAAAGGCTGAAGAAAATGTGGATAACCTATTCTAAACATCAACCAAGATTCCCATCGCTCCATAAGAATTACGGTAAGCCCCGATTCGATAAAAGCGGTAAAAGATGGTCCCAACCTAAAATGATTGAATTCATCAAATCAAAACCGCATTGGGACGCTTATGATTTTAAATACGAACTTAGAATAACCATTGACCATAGCAGATATTTAATACTATTATCAAAAATAAAATACCGGGAAAATTAGCGCCTCCCAAAACTTCATAAAACTAACCAGCCCTGAACGGGGTGGATTCCTTCGGATTAGGTCCGCTAATACCTCCCGCCGATTGATGAAACCCCGACCAGGGCTTAATAATTTAAACATGTCAATTAAAAATATATATAAAGTTAAATCAATAGATAATTATGAATGTAAAGAATGGTGTTTAAAAAAGCATTATGCTAAAAGAATTCCACCCATTGAGTATGCTTTTGGTTTATTTGATAATGAAAATTTAATTCAAGGAATTATTACTTATGCTACTCCTTTTTCATCTACTTTAAAAAATCTATGGCATAATAAATATAAGGTAATTGAATTAAATAGATTAGTAATAAATGAAAATCTTGAAAAAAATTGTTTATCATTTTTATTAAGTAATTCATTAAAATTTTTACCAAAACCTTTAGTATTGGTAAGCTATGCTGATACTTCTCAAAATCATCATGGATATATTTATCAAGCTACTAACTGGATATATACTGGATTATCTGCACCTTTTAAAGATTATTATATTAAAGGAATGGAGCATTTACATAATGGTACTATTATGGATATGAGCCGAGGTCAAGAAAACAGAGTTGAATGGTTAAGAAATAAATTTGGAGATGATTTAATAATGATTGAAAGACCAAGAAAACATCGTTATTTTTATTTTATAGGTAATAAAAATGAAAAAAAAAATATGATTAAAATGTTACCATATAAAATCGAATCATATCCTAAAGGTGATAATATAAGATATGATGCAAATTATAAACCCTCCATTCAAACTAAATTATTTTAATGTCCCTCGACCGCGAACTCCTGAACCTCCGCAACCGAATCAAAGCGTATCAAATCAAACCTGATGCTGTAGAATCTTACCTGCTTTGGATGCAACAACTCGAACAGGCCATAACAGCCTACATGGAGCAGACAGAGGAACAAATCGCACAACTCGAATACAACCACCTAAAGCAAACCGATGAGCTGGTGGAGACAGTCAAGAAACAAGCACTAATCATTGAAGCTGCCGGCATAAAGTTTCCCACAATCGCTCAACCAATGACCGTAGTATATCAATCCTACCTTGCATCAACAGGACAATATCATACCTTTGACCGCTCCAAATTCGACCCAGATAAAGTCCAAGTGACCATACCAGTCATACTATGACCCACAAACACTCCAACCCGGTCAACTATTGGGACCAAGAACGATCATGGCAGGAAAGCTTCCAATCAGTTAAGATTGAATGGCTATCCGATAACGAAATCGCAGCTGAACGATCATCAAAGCCATGCTTCCAACTGCAAGGCTCAACCGTGTTGGTAGTAGACAAGAACCCATTAAACCTGCCCATCGGTGACAGCTTCACCAAATTCGAGATACTCACCCACGGCAAGTTCAAAGGAAACGCTCAAGCCGCTTGGACTTGGGTCGGCATAAAATACATGAACGCTCAGCTTCCATTCCTACGCGTGGCTGATAGCTACTACAAAATAACGCATGTTCGCGACCGATACGATGTACTTCGCGAACAAATCAAGGCCTTTAAAAAAGAGGAAATAAAAGCCGATCACGGTCCAGCCATCATGCCTCTTATACCAAAGTTCGATGACTTCTGCATCGTTCCTGATAATATGAACTATTCCGAGGTCGTAGATAATTGTTACAACCTATACCATCCTTTTAGCCACAAGCCATGGGAAGGCGGTCGTATGGTCAGGGAATCGGACATCAAAGTAAGCATGGGACTCATGCGCCACATATTCGGCGAACAGCTCGAAATGGGTATCAAATATCTTAAGCTGCTTTACGAAAACCCACGCCAGGCACTACCCATACTTTGCCTAGTCTCCAAAGAACGGCAGACAGGTAAGACCACCTTCCTGAATTGGATGAACATCATGTTCGGCCAAAATTATTGCCAAATCAACCCCGAGGACCTAGGTTCCCAATTCAACTCAGCCTATGCCACAAAGAACGTAATAGCACTGGATGAGACAGTAATCGACAAATCCCACGCCGTTGAGAAGCTTAAATCAATAGCCACGGCCAAGACCATATCAGTCAACCAAAAGTTCGTAGCTAACTACTCCGTGCCGTTCTTTGGCAAGGTCATAATTTGCACCAACAAAGAACAGGACTTCATGCGTATCGATGAGGAGGAAATCCGCTTTTGGATTCGCAAGGTGCCACAAATAACCACCATCAACACTAACATCGAAAACGACCTGACCAACGAGGTACCGGCATTCCTTCGCTACATCATGAGCCAACCAGCCGTAGATACCACCAGATCACGGATGGTATTTACCGCAGATGAGCTTCATAACGAATCGCTGATAAAGGTCAAGAAGGAAAGCCAATCACAGCTCCGTAAGGATTTCACACTAATACTGGCTGATTACTTCTACACCAACGGAATCGATAAGGTTCAGGCAACCCTGAGCGAGCTTAAGGATAAGTTCTTTAAGTATAATAACAACGTGGGACCAGGCTACCTGCGTAAAACATTGGTTCAGGAAATGGGCATCAAGCCAGTCCATGGCAGGTATAGGCCAATCGATACCCATGAAATCAATTCCAAAGTTGGTATGTACTATACCTTTTTGAGGACTGATTTTGTCCAAAACTACGAGATTCCGCCTGACCCCGAACCTGAACAGCCGTTCTGATGTAACTTTAACAGAAAAACTACTTTAACACGCTAACTAATTGATAGCGTGTTTTTTATTTGTAAATGTTAATTGTTAAGGTCTAAAACCCAAAAACTCCATGAGTTTTAAAAACAAATAGTATCCGTAGTTTTTGTGAAATGTTAATCTATATATAAAAAAAAAAAAAAAAAAATATAATAGAGTGAAACACATAGGCTTACAAGCTAAAAAAAATGTTAATCTTTGCGTTAATGTTCATGTTAATGTTAATCTACTACTTTAACACCCCAATTGATTATGAAGCCTTTAGACCATCTTAAACAACTCGCCATCGAAGATAACCGCAAACGCCACCCCGACTTCCCCGATTCCTACCGCCCTGCCAAGCAGTATAAGACCTCCACGGCCAATGGACTGACCAAGGCGGTCTGTGACTTCCTGAACTTCAGCGGTCACTTTGCTACGCGCATAAACAATCAAGGAACATGGGTCCGCGATAAGTTCAGCAAGGATGGTGGCTACTATCGGCCATCGACTCAGGTCAAGGGAATAGCCGACATCGATGCTCTGATTAAGGGTTACACGGTAAAGATTGAGATAAAGATTGGAACGGACCGACAAAGCCCAGCCCAAAAGGACTACCAGGCCAAGATTGAGCGAGCAGGTGGATACTATTGGATAGTTAAGGACTTTGACGGATTCCACCAACTTTATACTACCTTTGTAGAAAAGCAATCCAATGGCCTATAAATCTAATCAAACCAAGGAAAAGCAATACAGACTAGAATCTCCAAAAGGTCAATATAAAATAGTTGCAAAGCCAATAACCCCCAAAAAAAAGAAATAATGCCTTTTCGTTCGAAATCCCAGCAAAGATATCTTTGCGCGACAAATCCTAGGCTTTGCAAAGAATTCGCGGCAGAAACGCCCAAATCGGCTTATAAACGGCTGCCAGAGAAGGTTAAGAGGAAAAAGTAATGAAGATAACCCAAGCCGACATTAAATCAATCATTCCGAATCCTAACAACCCAAGGGTAATTAAGGATGATAAGTACCATAAATTGGTTAAATCCATCAAGGAATTCCCTAAAATGCTCGAAATACGACCAATTGTGGTCAATTCAGATTGGGTGGTTTTGGGTGGTAATATGCGACTTAAAGCTTGTAAGGAAGCTGGGCTTAAAATGATACCTGTGATTCATGCCGAAGATTTAACTGAAGAGCAACAGCGCGAATTTATCATAAAGGATAATGTAGGATTCGGCGAATGGGACTGGCAATCGCTTCAGGCCGATTGGGATTTGGAAAAGCTGGATGAATGGGGTATGGATATTCCTGACTTCGCTGAAAAAGAATTGGAAGCAAAAGAGGATGATTACGAAATGCCCGATGAGGTTCAAACCGATATTGTTTTGGGAGACATATTTGAGATTGGTGAGCATCGGTTGCTTTGTGGGGATAGTACCGATAGTGATCAGGTAGCAAAGTTGATGAATGGTCATAAATGCAATTTACTTACCGACCCACCTTATGGCATCAATGCAAATAAACAAACATTAGGCACTGGCAAAAAACAATTTCACAGAGGCGAAAATTGGGATACTAAAATACCTGACTTCTATTATGTTTTACAATTCGTAGACAAAGCAATAATTTGGGGTGGCAATTATTTTGCTGATAAATTGCCTGTCAATAATGATTGGTTATGTTGGCATAAAAAAAATGATGGTTTAAGCTTTAGTGAATTTGAACTTGCATGGACTAATTTAGGAAAGAATTGCAGAATGTTATCACACCATTGGGGGGGCGAAATAAAAGAACACCCTACAATGAAACCTTTGAAACTTATGGAATGGTGCATTAACTATTTAGATAACAAACCTATATTAGATATTTTCTGCGGTTCAGGTTCAACAATGGTGGCCGCACACCAACTTAAAAGCAAATGTTATGGCATGGAACTTGACCCTAAATACTGCCAAGTCATTGTGGACAGGATGCTTAAACTTGATCCGACACTCGAAATAAAGCGAAACGGTCAATATTATGTTAAACAGGGATAAAACAGGGTAAATGAGAGGAGTACCGCCCGAACATAGTAAATTCAAAAAAGGCCAGTCTGGAAACCCCAATGGCCGCCCTAAAATGCCTGATTTAAAGGAGGCAATGGCTAAGATATTGGCCGATGAGAAAGAGGGTAAAACGGCCTTAGATGCGATATTAGCAGCCATGAGAGCCAAGGCAGCCAAGGGTGATGTCCGAGCCGCTGAGTTCCTTTTTGACCGAGGTTATGGCAAGCCGACTCAAGATATCAACATGAAGCAGGAGGGGTTACAACAGGTCGAGGTGATCATCAAACGTAAGGGCGATGCAGATAACCCTTGAGCTACCGACCCCACACGAAAAGCAGCAGTATTTACTAAACAACCGTAAGCGATTCAATATACTCAAATGCGGTCGGCGATTTGGCAAGACCGAGCTATGCCAGGAGCTGATACTCGAATCTTTTGAGGCAGGTAATTATATCGGCTACTTCAGTCCAACGTATAAGGATCTTTATGAGGTATGGAAAACGACCTTAAACAATTTTCACAATGTCATCGCTAGCAAATCGGAGACGGTCAAACAGGTGGTGTTTATCAACGGTGCCAAGGTTGACTTTTGGAGTATGGAAGAACCCAATTCCGGTAGAGGCCGCAAGTATCACAGGGTTCTGATTGATGAGTGCGAAAAGGCAGGTAAGTTTCAGGAGGCATGGGAGCAGGCAATAAGTCCGACCCTAACCGACTTTGGCGGTGATGCGTATTTCCTATCGACCCCACAATTTGGGCAGACCTACTTCAAGAAGCTTTGCAAACAGCAGGATATCCAGCCAGACCTATGGAAAACCTTTGTTTATTCGACCTATGACAACCCACACATTAACCGTGAGGAGATTGAAATGATGCGGTCGATACTGCCGCCGCTAGTATTCGAGTGCGAGTACATGGCGGCCGATGTGGACGGCAAGGCGGTCAATCCGTTTCTTTACGCGCTAGATGATTCGCACTTCAGGACGGATGTTCAGCTCGATTGGAAGAAGCAGCTGCATATCGGCATCGACTTCAACCTTAACCCATTCGCGGTGGTGTTCGCCAACATCTGGCGCGATGAGATGGGGCTGCATGTCAACTTCGTGAATGAGTTCAGCATAGACAACGGTTCTCTGCAATCGATGGCGCAACGCATCAAGGCGATGTATGGACCGATCCTGCATAACGCCAAGATGACTGGCGATGCGATGGGGCGTAACAGGAACATTGCCTTGGCCGACAACGCCAGCAACTACGAGACCCTACGCCGACTCTTAGGCATTAGGGAATCACAGATCGTGATACCGCCCAATCCAACTCATGAGGGTAGCCGTAACGATTTCAACTACCTGCTTCATATCAGCATGGACAGAAAGAGTCAGACCAATGTTAGGGTTAATCCAACCAACTGCCCAGGCTTGGCCAGTGATATGCGGATGGTTCAATGCGATGCGACAGGCGCGATCATCAAGGGCAACCGTAAGGACCTCACACAAAAAGCTGACTTCCTTGACTGTGCTAGATATTTAATCAATACTTTTGTAAAGCCTGACATTGAGAGGCATCAAAAGTCTAACTTCGGTCAACTTAACTTCAGATAGCATGTACTGCAAAGACTGTATTCAAATCAATCCCTTGCCTAAGTGCGTTGAGCCAGGCGGTTCAATCGTACTGACAGGCTTGACCTTCCCTGACAACCCAAGCGAGACCATGTGGGCTTTGCTCAACAACATGAGTTCAGACCTTACCAAGATGTTCGAGTTCACCACGGATGCCATGGGCGAGATCATCGAGACCAATGGCGTGGCATCGACTGGCCTTGACATCACCTATGCCTACGATTTGATGAACCACAGCTATGAGCTGGAGTTCCTGTCTAAGCCAGGTCTTGAGCCGGTTACTGTGAGCGTGGACGGTCAGGAGGGATGCTGTGTTAAGTTCACGGTGATGAAGGGCTTGGTCGGTGATGGCGAGATACCATTAACTACCGGCACCTGCAATGCTTGAGATATTGCTTGGCATAATCGCTTCGAGCCTTATCAGCGTGGGCGTTCATACGGCGGCTCAGTTCAATAACTACGAGGCTTTCGATGATGAGCCTGAGCGTGGACGCAAGGAGCCAATAGATGGGGCGATGATACTTTGGTGGGTCAGGTGGTACGGTTCGTACCTGCCCTATCAGCTTCGGAAACCCCTGTACTTTTGTTTACCATGCATGGGGTCGCTGTGGTCGATTCCTGCCATTGCTTACCTATCTTTGCCCTGGTTCGTTTGGCCGTTCTTTATCCTTGGCACAGTCGGACTGAACGCATTGATCCGCTACAATTTGAACACATGAAGAAGCACTACCACCGCATCCACGGCTTTCATTACATCATGCGTGGGGCGGCTTGGTACGTTCTTATCGAGGGCAAGTGGCATCGGTGCGCTCCACCCACACAGCGTCACCCATTACTTATAACAGATGATATTCAAAAAGAAACAACCCGACCTGAAGGCGATCTGGAAGGACCATCGGGAGGAGCTGCTTAAGCTCTATGCGGCCGAAGTTCCGCAGGGCGATAAGCTCTCAATGCAGAAAGCCCTGGTCGATTTAGATGGCAAGGTTTACTATCGGTTCACAGGATCAAGCACCATCGTTCCGCTCGAGCGCATGGGTAAGATGCAGGACTTCTTAACCATGATGAGTGCCGGCTTAGATGAAAAGGAGCTAACTGCCTTGATTGATGTAGCCAATAACGAGCTGGCCCTTGCGCTCAGTGGCAAGAAGGCCGACGTGGTAAAGATCGGGGCGGTTCTGAACCAGATTAAAGAAAGGCAGCAGATGATCCTGCATGATCAGCTTATGTGGCAGTTCATGGCGGTTCAGTTGGTTCGCGAGGATGAGCCTGCCGCAAAGTTTGTCCAAAAGATTCATGATGAGAAAGTCGAAGCGTTACAGCAGTTGTACTATGCCCACCCTGATTACGCTTTTTTTCAGACTCCCGAATTGAGGCTTTTAAACGAGCTGTTAAAGTGTTCACCACAAGATTGGGAAACATTGTTGGTCAACTCGATTCGGGAGAGAGACCGGTTAAAGAGGATGCTTTCATTGTTGCGTGGAGGGAAAGGATTAGGGAAAGACAAGAAGACCACCGCACCCATGTGATGATGCTGGTGGAGGGCGATGTAAGGAACTACGAGGCGATGATGGAGGCCAGCTGCGAAACGTATCTTATCGCCATGGAGGCTTACGTCAAGAAGATTAAACTTAGTCAGCCTGAGAAAAAAGGGCCTACGATTGGCGGTAAAAAGTTGTAAATTTGGGACATGGCAACTGAAGACATACTCATACGATATCGGGCTGATGTTGGTTCGCTAGAGGCTGACCTTAACAAGCTTATCAAGCAACAGGAGGAATTGGTAGACGCTACCAAGGCCAATACTGAAGAACAAAAAAAGTCCGTATCAGCTGCCGAGTTCGCCGCTAAGAAGCGTGCTGATTTATTAAGACAAGAAGAGGAAAAGCTTAAGAAGCTCAGGGATGCCCAGAAGCTTGCGTTCGACCCTAATCAGATTGAGAAGTTCAACAATCAAATTGCGGAAAGCCAGAAGCGCATCGCTTTGCTGTCTGATCAAACACAGAAATCTGCTGGTGCCATAAGTCAAGCTTTCCAAGGTGCGGCATTGGCGATTGGTGCGGCCTTCAGTGCGCAGCAAATTCTAACGTTTGCCCAGCAATCCATTGGAGCTTTTGTTGAAGCAGAGAAAGCGAGCCAACAGCTTAGGACCAATATAGTTACTTTGGGTGGTGAGGGTGAGGAAGCCTTTAAGAAGCTGAATGATCAAGCTGACCAATTAGCCAAGAAGACGCTGTTTGATGATGAGGATATCCGTGCGGCTCAGTCACAGCTTTCGGTATTTGGTTTAACTGCCGATGAGATTGAAAAGCTTTTGCCTCAGGTGTTGGACTTTGCCCAGGCTACTGGAAAGGATTTGCCAAGTGCGGTTCAGCAGTTGGGCGGTGCGGTTAATGGTATTGGTAGGGGCCTTGAAAGATATAGTATCAATGTATCGGAGTCAGCTACAAAAACTGAAAACCTTCAGGCAGTATTGGCAGGAACGGCAAGATTTGCAGGACAGGCCGAAGCTGCTACTACTAGCCTTGCCGGTCAACTTACTCAAAAGACCAAGCAGGTCGAGGAGCTTCAGGAGAGCATAGGAGAAAAGCTTGTACCAGCATACATAGCATTGGGTAAGATTCAGCTTGGCGTGGTTACGTTTTTTGAGCGGTTGGCCACGGCGATTAGTGAGAATGCTAATGTATTCAAGGCTTTAATACCTATAGTTGTTACATATATTGGTTATATAACCAGGGCAGCCCAAATCAGTGCGGCCAAAGCTATTGCTACAAATGTTGAGGCTTTAGCAGCGGCTAGGCTTGCGGCGGCAAATAAATTATCAGCAGCATCACAAAGGTTAGCAACGGCTGCAACTGTTCAAGGTACTGTCGCTACCAAAGCCGCTGCTGTCGCAACAGAAGTTTTTACTGTTGCTCAAAAAGGCTTGAATGCTGCAATAAAGGCAAATCCATTGGGGTTGCTTTTAGGAGTGATAACAACTGCAGTAGTGGCTTACCAGGCTTTTGCGGACAGTGCTGAAGATGTATCTGATGCTACAAAAGAACAGTCTGAAAACGTTAAGGAACTTAATGAAATTACAGCAGATTATAATAAAAAGCTTGCTGTTGAAAAGGCGGAGTTAGACAGGCTTTTCAATTCTGTAAAACAGTATAATACTGGAAGCAAGGAAAGGCAGGCAATCATTAATCAAATAAATGAAAAGTATGGAACCACTTTGCAAAACCTTGATGATGAAAAGAAATTTGTTGAGCAGTTAAAAACAGCGTATGAATTATTGCTTCCCGCAATTGAAGCCAAATTCAGGTTGGAAATTGGTGAGCAAAGATTTAAGAAAGCAATCGAACAGCAGTTTGATGCCGCAGAAAAGTTAAGACTTGCAGAAGAAAAAAGGAAAAAAGAGTTAGAAAAGATTGCAAAGAGTGAAAAAGAGGCGGCAGATGCAGCTAAAAAAAGAGGTCAAGAGGTTTTACAGAGTTCATTAGGTGCAACTGGTTCCATTACTGTTGAGGCAAAGGCTACAGCTGACAGGAATAAATTAAATGAACAATTAAATCTTGAACAGTTACAAGCCGACAAGAAAGCTGCTGATGAAAGATTGCAGATAGAAAGGGATGCCATAGCAGGTTTGCAAGCGGCAAACGATAAGGCTCAAGCAGATCAGAAAAAAGGAGATGATCAGGCTAACAAAGAAAGAATAGAGGCAGAAAAGAAGGCCCAGGCTCAAAGGAATCAGGAGGCACAAAAGGCAGCAGATGAAGCTGCAAAGATTGAAGCAGATAGGCAGAAAAGGATTGCAGAAGAATTCGCAAAATCAGTAGATGAATTCTTACAGTTGCGCAATGAGGCTGATCAGATACTGGGTGATTTGACTTTTGATATTAACCTAAATACTAAAGGCCTTGCTCCTGCAATCGATGAATTTCAGAAGACAGCTGCCGATGAATTGCAAGGTGCTATCGATAGGTTAAATACCCAAATTGCTGCCAATCCTTTGGCATTCGATGCTTTATCAAATGACCAAAAGCTTGCTTTGTTGACTAAGAACTTTGGTAAGTTCGTTACGGATGTAGATAATAAATGGAAGCAAGGTGGTGTTGAAATACAAAACACCTCTGAAAACATTACTAATGCACTTGGAAAGGATTTCTTGAGTCTACCTTTTGATGAAGCCTTAAAAAAATTGCCAGAGGCTGCAAAGCAATATTTACCATTGTTCGCCAATTTATCAAAGGATACTGTCGATGAGGTAAAGACTGATGCAGACAAGATAGCTGAAGCAAACAAGAAGGCTGCGGAAGAATATGCAAATTCATGGTTAGGTAGGAATGAACAAGTGCTTGAGTCTTTTAAGGACACTTTTAATGAATTGGTAAACCTGTTTGGTGAATTGAGTAGTAGAAGATTAGATGAGCTACAAAAACAAACGGAAGCCGAATTGGAATATCTTGATAAGTCTAGTGAAATAAATGAGGAGTTATTAAATAACCAAACAATAACCGAGAGGGAATATCTTGAGGAAAAACAAAGACTGGAGGAGGAAAAGATAAGGATTGAAGAGGAGGCATTGGCCAAGGAAAAGCAGATAAAAAAGCAACAGGCCATCACTGAAAAAGCTGCTGCGATATTTGAAGTTGCACTGGCAACTTTTAAGGCTATTGGTAAGATTAACGCCGATATTGCAGCATTTGCCGCATTAGGTCCGATTGGTGTTCCATTGTCAGCTAACGCACAACTTCAGAAAACTTTGCTTTTGATCCAGGCTGCCGCCCAAGTAGGTGCCATACTTGCCCAACCCATACCATACCGAAAGGGTTCCAAGAACACAGGACCTGAAGGACACATGGCGCGCGTGGGTGAGGAAGGTGAAGAGATTGTTTACATGCCGGGTAACAGCAAGGTTTTGCCTAACAGGCAGACAAGAAAGTATGGGGATGTTCTTGACGCAATGTTTGACAATAAGCTTGATGATTATATCCTTAAGAACTATGTCACTCCTGCTCTTATGGAGCAAAAGAAAAGATATGATTCTGATAAATCAAAGGGATTTGCAGATAACATAGCCAAGTCCATCGTATTTAACGGAGGTTTGACGCCTGGTGAAATGGATAGGATAAGAAGAAAAGGTCAACCCATTACCAATGTCGATGAGTTGGCAAACGCCATTGCAAGCAAATTGCCTACTAGAAACATTTACAGAAGCTGATGTATAATATAAGCGATTTAAATTATTGGCAGTTTACAGTAACTGATGGAGTGGTTACATGGACCATTCCCAAGTTCAGGCTTTTTATGAAAGTTGATGAGCCTTTTATCGCTTTATATTGGACAGATACTGAAAAGGGGACTGGTGGTTTTACAAGAAGTTTAAACCTTGATTATAACGATGTGCTGTTTGGTGCTTATGCGCCTAGTAGTGCTACGGAAGTCCAGACGCTTATAACCGCATTACAGCAGAAGGCTTGGAACGATATCATAGCCATGTTTGGAAGCTATGTACCTTATAACGGTGCTAGTGCTAACGTTGACATAAGCCCATACGGACTCACCACTGATTATGTCGCATTTAATCAAACGCCTACTGTCGGTCCAGGTCATGCTCAGATAGGTTACAACGGCGCGACCTTGGCCCTTGCCTATGACTTCGATAACACCAATGTTAGGGTTAACATCGGCCAGCAAATGTATGCCTATGTGAAGAACGACGAGGCGGTCACGATCAACAAGGGTGAGGCGGTTTATCTGTTCGGGGCGAGTGGTAACAAGGCTACCGTCAAGCTTGCAATGAACACAGGCGATGCGACTTCAGCCACTACTTTGGGATTGGCGGCTGAGAATATCCTTTCAGGTCAGAACGGATTGGTAATTACCCAAGGCGTATTGGATGGACTCAACACCGGTGCTTACAGCCCTGGTGATATCCTTTATGTTGGAGCTACGGCAGGCAGCTTGACATCTACCAAGCCTTATGCTCCTGCCCACTTGGTTTATATCGGCGTGGTTGAGAAGGCCAACGCTGGTGCGGGTCAGATATTCGTAAGGCCTCAGAACGGCTATGAGCTGGATGAGATTCACGATGTCGACCTGATCACCACGCCTCCAGTCAATGGCGATGTGCTGACCTATAACGGATCGCTTTGGGTGGCTTCGGCTGCCAGTGGAGGCGGTGTAAGTATTAACAAGATAATGGCTCATATAGCATCCTACTAAATGTATTTAAGCGCAACAAACGAAATTTTACAGGTTGTCTTAGGGTCAACTGTAACCACCAACCAACTTGAATGGCACTGCTCCTATCAGGACATCACATCGGCAGGCATGACCTTGCCTCAGTCGAGTAGCCAAGGATTGACCAATAACACCACGGATGTGGATATGGTGGCTGCTCCTGCTGCGGCTACTACACGTCAGGTTATTATCATCAATATCTTTAACGATGACACGTCATCAGAGACGGTTATAGTCAAAAAGGATGTAGGCGGTACTGAGACCATTCTTTGGGAAGGCGTACTTCAGGCAGGCGATACCTTGTATTGGTCGCGTGAAAGCGGATGGTCTGTGATCAGCGGAACGGCTGTGGCATCAGTGACCTTTGATGTATTTACGGCTAATGGCACATGGACCAAGCCTTCTGGACTTAAGGCGGCCTTCGTTTTCTGTGGTGGAGCAGGTGGGGGCGGTGGTAGTGGTCCTCGTTTGGCTGCCGGTACCAACCGTTTCGGTGGAGGAGGTGGAGGTGGTGGAACAGTCAGTTGGCAGTATTTGCCTGCGGATTCATTGGCTTCAACTGTTGCGGTTACAATTGGAACAGGTGGAACAGGTGGAGCTGCGATACTTGTAGACGGTACTAACGGAACTGCTGGCACGGCTGGCACCGATACATCGTTTGGCTCGATTATAATTGCCAAGGCTGGCGGTGGAGGTGGTGCAGGATCAACGGCTGCTGGTACTGCTGGTGCGCAAGGAGCAATAGCGTCTTCTACGATTGCCTATGGACCTTATACGTTAATCGGTGGAGCTGGTACGGCTGGCACTACCAATACTGCATCTGCGGCTGGTGGATTTGGTTTCCCAGGTTCACAAGGTACTGCAGGCGGTGCAGGTGGATCGGGCATCAACAATACCAACGTATCGGCCACATCGGCTGGTGCGGGCGGTTCTGTTTATCAGAACGGAGTGGTTCAGGCTGGACCTACCGCTGGTTTGACTCCTAATGGTGCTAATAACAAATCAAACTTCCTTCACTTCAATTCATCTCTTACAAGCGGCAAAGGCATCGGAACAGGTGGGGCGGGTGGATATCCTTCAGCCGGTACTTACAATGGCGGTAATGGAGGCTATTGCGCTGGTGGAGGCGGTGGGGCTGGCTCATTGAACGGAACGGCATCGGGTAAGGGTGGCGATGGTGGTGGTGGACTTTGCATTGTAATGAATATATTCTGATGGTACTAGATCATAACGAAAGGGAATGCCAAGGCGGTTTGATACTGCGTTTGGATTATTACGAGTCTTATAACTTCGATAATGACTACGGTCATGTCCACTATACGCTATGCATATATGAGGAAAAGCTGGGCTTCGATGAGGTTACAGGCGATCCTGTTCCTGATGGTAATGGTGGTCAGGCTGTAACGATTTACAAGTGGCCATTGAAGTCGGGCAGTATTCAGCTTGACGCTGCCACCTGTAACGCATGGGGTGCGGATGACCAGATTATCTTTGATTACGTCTCATTGAATTTAGGGTTAACTTTGGTCTGATATGGCGTTTCAATTCTACATAGACGGTCAGCTTACTGACCAGCCGATAAACGGAATGGATTTATCCACTTCTATTTCAAGAGATAATGAGACCGCGGGTATCAATATAACTCAGGACATAGAATTAAAGTGGAATGGTAACAATGCCTTAAATCCTGGAGAGTTTAGTGGTTATGATATTATCAAGGCTGCATTTGATAGCAGTACTTGTCAGGAATTGCTTATTCAGATTTATGATATAGTTTCAGACACTGAAACAATCTATACTTACAGAGGAGTCATAAAGGTCCCTAATGTAAAAATTGATTATCAAAAAGTGATTGTCACATGCAAGATAGAGGATGATTCATTTTTTGCCTATATAAATAATAACAAATCAATAGAGTTTAATCTTAATGCAGTTAAAACAAAGAACGGTCAGCCATTGACTCCGGCCACCGTCACTAATGTAAACATGCATGATACTTCTAACGGAACCTATCCGGCAGGATATGACCGTGACGGAATAAAGGTCATAGATGCATTTGATTTCCTTGTGAAAACCATGAGTGATAACAAGGTAAGCTTTTTTTCTCAAACACTTCAAACTGAACCAATACTTATGTTATTTACTGGTGATAATCTGGTAAATAATAACGGCAATGAACTTATATTGAGTTTTGATAACCTATACGATGAAGTAAAAAAAGTCAGGAACATCGGTTATTACATAGATACAACCAATAAGGATAACCCTGTTTTAAGAATAGAAACACTGGATTACCTTTATTCACAAAACAACTTTTTTGAATTTACTGACATTAAGGAGCTTTTAGGTTCAGTATATTCAGATGACATTTATTCGGTTGTAAACGTTGGTGCGAGTTTTAATCCTGGCGGTGCGGCATCTGTTTACACCTTTAATTCAGGAACATCATATTACGGATGGCTGGAAGAAAAATATGCACCATTGGGTCAATGCAATTTTGACAATGAGCTTAATCTTGTAAATGATTTCGCCATAACATCAAATGCCATAAGCGATCAGCTATTTGGAGCAGTTACAACAAACTTAGACAGGGTATTCATGGTTGAATGTTACTATGATTTGATTGCAGCGAACTATCAATCAGTTGCATATCCTTCTTGGGTTAACACGGCATTTTACTATTATAACCAGGGTTTGAATAATGTATCTAAACTTCAGGTTCAGCAATCAAACTACCAAACATCATTGACCAATACACAGGCAATAGGAACACTTGGTTTTAGGGCAGAACTTGGACAGGATGCAACAGGTATAACAAGCAATGATTCATATGTATCACCAAACATTATATTTCCTGTTATATTTACGGACGAGTCATCAGGAAACAACTATGACGGTTCAGGAAATTATTTTAACACTACAGGTCAATATATTGTATCGGTTGCAGGTTCTTACTCATTTACTGCCAAGGCCTTTTTGGAAAACAATTATTATGATTCAAAACAGGGTAATTTAATTATTAATTCTTCACCGTCTTTCCCTGCTGGAACATATTCGGTATTTTATCAACAAGGTGCAAGGGTAGCATTAATAATTGAAGCATATACCGACAATACATTGACCACTTTAATAGGGTCACAAGTAAACATTGTTGACAAGCTGTTGGATGGGTTATGGTCCGTGACCGTTAACTTTTCTTCAATATTGCCATTGAATGCTGCGGTAGTGGTAAGGTTTGTAGGCTCTACTTCTCTTTATGTTACTGGTAACCTTACTAATTCAAATGGTCAGAATGTGGGACCATTGCCATTGACAAACATGGGTGAATTGGATTCACAATCTGGATGGAGTCTAAGCTTTGCATTTCCAAACGGTGGATTTCCTCAACCTGCTCAGGTTACAATATTTGAAAAGGAATCTTTTTTTGAATGTAATGGAACCCCTGAAGGCGGTTTGATATTTGGGTTTTCAGATCCAAGTATTTATAAGAATAAATTATTTGAATTTGAATACGATATAAATGTTTCGGATTGGGAGCTTTTCAAGGCCAATCCAACAGGATTGATTAAATTTGAAAAGGATAACGTAGTCCGATATGGTTGGATTGATGAAATCAAGCATAATGATTGGACAGGAATGACTAACATCAGATTAATTTCAAACAATGCCTCTACTTCGTAATAAGCACCAGCCATACTTCCCCGACCCTGATTCGCCTAACCGCTACCAATGCGGTTCGGAACAATACTGCCATCCTGTTCAGGCAGGTGACACAGTTTGGAGTCAATTCTATCAGACCCCATGTAATGAGAACGAGGTAATCGACTCTGAGTTTGATGATTACACATTGGGTGCAGAAGAAGTTGTTAATGGAGATTTTAATGTCAATCCATCAGCCGCTTGGACCATAGGAACAGGTTGGTCATGGGATGCCGGCAACACAGAGATGGATTTTACCCCAGGTAGCATTGGATTGCTTTTTCAGCAAATTCCCACTTTGGTATTAGGTGAATTATATCAGGTTAGTTTTGATTTAACCAGGACGGCCGGTTCTGTACAAGTAGGGTTTGGACTTGGCAGTGGATCAAATTACTCACCAGCAATCAGTACTACTGGATCTTATACTTTTCTCCTTCAATTTAATGATCCAATTGTAACTAATGACATTATTGTCGTATATCCAACTGGTGATTTTAATGGAAGTATTACCAATATAAGCGTTAAATTAGTTCAGTATAGTTATTGGGTAACAAATGCAAGCTGGGTTTTGGATGAAGGTTCAGCCTGCCATGTGGTAGGTACTATAGGAGACCTTGTTGAAAACGTTCCAAATTATATTGATGCCGGTGGTTATTATAAAATTCAATTTACCTTGTCAAACATTTCGGCAGGAGGAATTGAAATAAAAGCTTCAGATGCTACTACAGGTTTAATATTTGCAAACGGAGATTACACTTATTGGTTAAATCCTACTTTAAACGGAGTTTTAAAAATAGAAGGCCAAGCAAGCTTTAACGGATGTATTTCTGATATAAAGGTTTACAAGCTTCGAAACGATTACACGGCTGAACTTATTTCAACAACGGGTCAATTAATTGATGTAAGCAGTTCATTTTCATATTATGAGGATTATGTAACATTATCATTTCAGTTTGATGATTACGGTGCAGGAGAAGCCTGTTACAATCTTTATGTAAATGATTACTGTGTAATTACTTCCGATAACCTAGTAATTAACGGAGACTTTGTTGATGGCTTTAACAATTGGAATAAATTTGGACCATCAACCCAGTTCGCCATTGTCAGCGATCAGCTTAAGTTCATATTTGACCCATTCGGCATCGGTGATACTGACTATGTCACAAATGGAGACTTCAGCTCTGGTGCGGCATGGACTATTAACCCAGGGTGGTCGATTGCAGGCGGTAAGGCAGTTCATACACCAGGTAACACTGGAACACTGTTCCAAACCATGACGCTTCCAACACCTCCGCTCAACGTCAACTACAACTATTGGGTTAAGTTTACCGTTAGCAACTGGACAACTGGAACCATT